TAGCTTTAAAAGGTAGTCGTAAATTATCTGAAGCCAGAAAAGCTACTGATGCTTTAGGCGTATCAATAGAAAATACTGCCAAATTTATAAAATTTTTTCAAAAAGATAATGAAGCTTTAGTTAGAAGTGTAGGAAATTTAAATTCTTTATTATCTACTTCAAAGTCTAATTTAGATAATGTTGCTTTAGGAACAAAACAAGCAAGTGTTGCTGCTAAAGAATATTTAAAAAATCTTAGAGATACCAATGCTGCGTTAGCAGAACAAAAAGCTGCTGTTATTAGTTTACAAAATTCAAGAAAGTCAGATGCTGCTTTTTTAGCACAAGGAGCTAGAGCAGGTAGAAGTAATGCTAATGCTGAAGCTGAAAGTCAAGCAAGAAGTGTTGCTATTGCCAGAGCTAGAAATCTTGAATTACAAAGAGATTCTTTCAATCAAACTGAAGGTGATAGGCAACTTCAACAAGCTCTTTTGGCTTTAGAAGAAAAATCAGCAAAAGTTTTAAATGAAAAATTACGAACTAGGAAACTGCTTAATGCTGAAACAGCTAAAGCTGTTAATGCCATTAAATTTACTGCACTAAATTCTAGTGTTTTAGGAGCAGAACCTATATCATCAAAATTATTATTACCAGCTTTTCAAGAAAGAGGTTTGAATCAATTTAGTACTTCTGAAATGAATTACTATGATTCTTTAAATGATAAATTATCTACAAAATCACGTTTTGAACAGAAGTCTGTAGAGAATATAAAACGGCAAGCAAAAGAAGGTATTTTTGTTAGAAATGGTTTACAAGCAACTGTAAATTTAGAAGCCAGAAGATTAACGCTTCTAACTCAACAATTTATGCAGTCACAAAAAATGCAGAAGTTGATGAGTGTTATGAATAATAAAAGATTTAAAGGTGCAGCAAGTAATGCTCTTATTGGTGGTGGTTTTCCTTTGTTATTTGGACAAGGACCTGCTGCTGCTATTGGTGGTGGTCTTGGTGGATTAGCTGGTGGAATGATAGGTGGTGGGTTTGGTTTTGCTTTGTCCATTGTTGGTACTGCAATAGGTCAGGCAGTTGCTGAATCAAATAAATTTAATAAGGCATTAACCACTTTAAATAATCAATTAATTGCAGTAGGTGGTAGTAGTCGAATTACTGCTAGAGATATAGGAGAACTTAAAAAGTCTATAGGTGGAACGAAAGATGAGGCTTTACAACTTTTAGATTCTTTGAAAAGATTTGGTCCAGAAGGTTCAAAAAGAATAGCAACAGCTTTAGGAACTGATGCAAGTAGTCTTATTTCAACTATTGCCTCTGTAGGCGAAGATGATTTATCTACCAATCAGGCATTAGCAAAGTTAGCAAATACTTTAGGAAATGATAAAGTTTTACAGTTAAAAAATGATTTAAAAGGATTAAGTGTTGATGAAAAAAGATTAAAAATAGCTAAAGAACTGCAAAAAGTTCAAGGATTGAAGAATTTATCTGAAAGAGAAATAGAGGCTCTTCGTGGAAATCTTGGAGGAGGTAGAGCAACTACATCTTTATTAAGAAATGCAAGAAAGCAATCTCGAAATGCAGAAAGACAAGATATATCAGGTGATATTTCTCAAGAAGCAGCTGTTTTAGGTTTGTCTAAACCAAAACAAGGTAAAGGATTTGGTGATAGTTTCTTTAAAAATGTAGACAATCAGATACTTAAAACAAGAATTGAATTAATTAAAACAGGAGGCACGTTATTAGATGAGGAAAGAGTAACTCTTGAAAAACAATTAATTGCACAAACTGCAAAATTAGAATTAGCTAAAGCCGATGGTGATCTTCAAAAACAAGCGACAATAGAACAAGACAGAAAAAATAAATTATCTATATTAGATGCACAGGTAACTGCTGCTAAGACAGCAGAAGATAAAAGAAGAGATGAAATAATAACTAATACTATGGAAAAACTTGAAGGAGAATCACAGTTTTTACAAGAAAGTTTAAGTTTAGGTGTTGAACAAGCAGAAATAGAAAAACAAATTAGAGATATTGTTGCAATAGTAGGAGATGAAAGAGAAGGAGAAGTAAGAAGTTTAGTTGAAGGAAATGCTGAACAAAGAAAAAAATTACAATTATTAGCTGAAGAAAAAGCTATGCAGCAACAAATACAAGGGATATTAGCTGGAGGTATGACAAATGCTGTTATGGGGTTAATTGATGGTACTAGAACATTAGGTCAA